TATTTTATTTATAAATGTAAAATATATATAAGAAAAACGACTTAAAGACACCCCCACGCAGAATTTAGCGTCTGGATTTCTCTTGGATTTTTTTGCTATATGAATCCAGCAGGTTATGATATTATAATTATTTTTTGAACCCTAAATAAGAAAAATAGAGAGAACAAAAATCAAAAAAAAAGTGAAAAAAAATGAATCAAAAAGTGAACCAAAATATTTAACGTACAAAAATGAACCAGTTTTTTTTGTAAATTTCTAGTTATATGTTCTCGATAAATTCTCGTTTTGGTCTTCTAAAAATGATTTTATTAA